CCATCTCCATCTATACAGAAAGAGAAAGATTCCGCATCTGCCGATGCGGCACATTCACCGGGCAACAAAAAGGGAGGGGGAAAGGGAGGGGAAAAATTCTATGTCACCCGGAAAGGCAAAAAACTCACCGGGAAAAAGCTGCTGGATTTCGAGCGGTTTTGGAAAGAATTCCGCTACCCCAAAGACAAGGCGAACGCCGCCGACGCATGGCTCGGCATCATCGGCTACGGCGATGAGCTGGTGGCGAAGATCATCGCGGGCGCTGAGAGAGAAGCCCGGGCCCGGCCGTCGCTGGTCGAGCGAGGTTACACGCCAAAGTGGGCACAAGGCTGGTTGGCAGCCAGGCGCTGGGAGGACGAGGAGCAGGGCGCCGCTTCGGCTGAGGGTAACCAGGACCCAACGCCAGATGAGCTGGAGGCACTGGAGCAATTGAAGCGCGAAAAGGAACGCCGCAAACGAGCACTGGAGGAGCGCCATGTATAGGACGCCGCCGGAATACCAGCACAACCTGTTGCCGGATGATATCCTCAACCCAGACGACATGGACCTGTTGACCAGGCATTACACCGCGTGGGATCGTCTCAAGCCAGGGGAGGATCCAGACAACAGCATAAACACAAAATTCTCCAAACAGGAGCGATCCCGCGCCGCCCTGCTGTATGAGATGCTGCGAGACCACGGATTTTACCCTGACCGGATCGGATTGCACGGGCGGATAAAATGGGGCGTGCAGCTCAAATCACCGGCGAGAATGAAACTTGAAGTGTGGTGTGATCAGCACCCTGAGATATCAGCACAAGGATTGCAACCTTGGGCGAAACGCATGCTGGCTGGGGCGGTGTGACGCTGAACGATCAGGCCTAACCGGGCCGAGCAGGCCCTAGCCCACTGGTTAACAATTATGACGACAATAATTGAGAGATCGTTTGCCGACAACATGGGGTTTAATTGGCCAAAAGAGATCGCCAGGATAGTGGATGGCAGGCCTATTACATTCGCTGAAATAAAAGCGGCCCGGATTGCTAGCCAGAAACAACACCTGGGTTGGATTGCACGCCCATTGCCACCTGCCCGCCGGGCTGCACACGTGTGGGTATTTTTAAACCCGCACTTTCCGTATGCTGGTTGGCATTTGTATCTAAGGACAATAAAGGACGCCTGGTGGGTGCGACATTGTGACGACCTTGCCCTGAGCATAATGCGGATGTTTCCGTGTGGGGTGTTGCCATGCCCTGAATATTTTGAAATGTGGAAAAAAGCATTTGCGCGGAGATATAGCCGCCCAACAGCGCAGCGGAAAGTGCAAGGGATGGTTGCTGGATGGATCGACATGAACGGCCATCGGCCCGATAGATTTTATTGTTAACGAATAGGATCACCGGCCCGAGTGCCGGAGGAGGTTTAAAATGAGCGATACAAAAGAAGTGGAAAAAGACGCGACGGGTGGACGGTCCGGTGAATTGGCTGGTTATGCTGATTTTCAACCAGGGGAAATCGTAATTGTCAGTGATTTCCCCGAACGCCCGGAAGTGATCGGTGTCAAAGCGGAATTTGTGGGGATCGCCGACGATGGGCAATATCTTGCAAAATCCTTGCGTGGGGGCAAGTTCATTCAAAGAGAGCCCATACCGTGGAGATACTGTTTTCCCTCGTCAATTATGAAAGCATAACAATAGAATATCTAGACCTTGCAAGGTTTGATAAGAGGGGCAGCAGGGCATGGGCATGACAACCCGAACGCGGAAAAAGAATCACTGGCGCGAAGCAGCCTTGGCCTTGCTGGCTGAGCGACTGGAGGATGCTGCTCGGCGTGAGATCACCGGGCTGGTCGCTATTGAGGTGACATTGCACCTGGGTGGGATACGTGGTGTCAAGGCATCCGAGGTGATGACAGTGCCGATTGTGGATATGGTCCAAGAGACAGGGGGCCACGAACGATGAGCGAACAAAAAACAAACCCAGGAAGAGCCGCAGAATTGGAAGCGAAGGCGCTGTTATCCGCCGTCGAAGAAATCCTTTCAGGCATAGATGCAACCGAAATTGAGCGCGATGATGGCTGGTGGGAGACGTCGTCCGGCGCCGAGTTTGGAGCTGAAAAGTTGCGACAGATACGCACCTTGTTTGGGCGCAGCTAGGCCTTTCGCGCGCCCCACCAAAAAAAATATTTTGACAAAATCACCCAAAAATCCGATAATTACTCAAAAGTTGGAGCAATTTTAAAAGTCGGATTCTGTGTCCCTCCGCCGCACGGGCGGAACTGGACTGACAGCCCGGCATCACCGCAGGTACGTCCTGTGTGTGGTGCCGGGCTTTTTTGTTTTCTGGGGTCGGAAAGTGGCGCAACGGGAAAAAATTGACTGGGAGAAGGGGGACAAGCTGATCCGCCTGGGGCAGCTTTCGGCGGCCGAAATTGGCCGCCAGCTTGGTTGTCCGACCAGCACTGTCACGCGGCGGATCAAATCCAAAGGCATTGTCAGGGACAAGACCGACGAGGTCAGGACCCGGACCCGCGCCGCCCTAATCACCAAAAAAGATGCAACGCAACCCGCAACGCAACGAGCCGTTGCGGATGTTGACGACAATGACATCGCCAGCGCCGTCGAGCTGAATGTGTCCCTGATATTGTCGCACCGGGCGGACATCAAACGACTGGCGAACGTAGAGCAGCGCCTGCTCAAAGAACTGGGCGACGACATCAAGCCACCGAACAAGCTCTACCTGGCGCAGTACCAGGGGAATGTGATCCAAAAGGAGGTCAACCTCACGGTCACGGAGCGGGCCTCGACGCTGAGCAGCCTGGCGAATGTGCTGCAGCGGAGAATACAGCTGGAGCGGCAGGCCTTCGGCATTGATGACGATGAAAACAAGCCAGGCACAGGGCTCGTTGTTTTGTCGGAGCAGGAGCAGGCGCTGTGACAGGATTTACCCTGACAGACAAACAGCGGGAGGCCCAGGAGCTGCTGACGGGTTCGGCCATGCACAATATGCTGTTCGGTGGCAGCCGGTCCGGGAAAACATTCATTTTTTGTCGGGCTGTAGCCATCAGGGCCATGCTCGCTCCAGAAAGCCGGCACGCAATAATGCGGTTCCGATTCAACCATGTCAAAAACTCCGTTGTTTTCGATACGTGGCCAAAAATGATGAGGCTGTGTTTCCCCGGTACCATTTGCAAGATCTCCAAAACAGACTGGTATGGAGAGTTTGCAAACGGTTCACAAGTCTGGTTCGGCGGCCTCGATGACAAAGACCGCGCCGAGAAAATCCTCGGGATGGAGTTTGCGACCGGGTACCTGAATGAGGCCAGCCAGATCCCGAAAGGAAGCAGGGACACCTTTGTTACCAGGATCGCGCAAAAGGTAGACAAGGTTGTGGACGGCAGGAAGGTTGGCCCGCTGATACCGCGCATGTATTACGACTGCAACCCTCCGGGCAAGGCGCACTGGACCTACAAGATGTTCTTCAAGCGTATCGACCCGGACACCAATCGTTCGTTGCCGGACCCGCAAAACTATGCAGCGATGCTGATCAATCCGGAGGACAATATTCAGAACCTCGCTCCAGGATACCTTGATACCCTGCGCGCCCTGCCTCCCCGCAAGAGAAACAGGTTCCTGTACGGTCTGTTCAGCGACGATTCCGACAGTGCGCTGTTCAGCGACGAGAATTTCGAGACCTGGCGCGTTACGGACCTCAACGATCTGCCGGATATGATCCGGATCGTCGTCGCTGTTGATCCAAGTGGCAGCGGCGACACCGACAACGCGGACAATGATGAGATAGGGATCATCGTCGCCGGCCTGGGCGCAGACGGTAATGGCTATATCCTGGAGGATTGTTCGGTCAAGGCCGACCCCGCCACGTGGGGCGCCGTTGCTGTTGATGCCTACGAACGCCACGAGGCGGACATGATCGTCGGGGAGAAGAATTTCGGCGGCGAAATGGTCGGGTATGTGATCAAGACCGCGAGTATCGGCAAGGAAAAGAGAGTCACATTCAAGCTGGTCACGGCCACCCGGGGGAAGGCGGTTCGCGCCGAACCAATTTCCGCATTGGACCATCAGGGGAAAATCAGGCTGGCCGGCCACTTCCACAAGCTCGAAGACGAGATGTGCGGGTTCACCACTATGGGCTATACCGGTGACGGATCACCGAACCGGGCCGATGCGGCCGTCTGGGGGCTGTCGGAAATATTCGGAGGTATTGTCGAGCGCAGGAAAAAAGAAATTATAGCGCCGAAAGGGATCAATCTCAATGTTGGCGGCGGCGCCGGCGGGTGGATGTCATGATCGAGACGCAAGACGGACCGTCAGTAGCACCGGACGGGCAGGATAGCCAGGCTGTTGCTGCCGGCCCGCAGGAAGGCCTGGAAGAGCGCACGCTGTCGAAAGAGAAGCAGGCCGCGTTCCTTAAGGAAATGAAAGAGCGGTATGACCGCGGCTATGAAATGGACCAGGCGGACCGGGCCGAAGCGCTCAAGGACCTGGAGTTCGGAATACTCGCCAAACAGTGGCCAGACGCCCTGCAGGCTGACAGGGAAAACGATGGGCGTCCGTGCCTGGTGATCAACAAGCTGCCCGAGATGGTAGACTCTGTCATCGGCGGCATTCGGTCCTCTGACGCCACGGTCAAGCTCAAGGCCCGGGGCAGCAAGCGCAGCAGCCGACGCAAAACAGAGGTGGTCGAAGGGCTGGTCAAGGCGATCATGTCAACCGGCGACGCCTCGGTTGCCAGCGACGAGGCCGCGGAGTCGGCGGTCTGGTGTGGTCGTGGATTCTATCGCATCCTGACCCGGTATATCGATGATGATTCCTTCGACCAGGAAGCCTACCTGGAGCCGATCAAAGAGCGGTTTTCCGTGGTCTGGGATCCTGAGGCCAAGCGGTACGATCTCGCCGACGGCAACTGGATGTTCATCGAATCGAAGATGCAGAAAGCCGACTACGAGTCCGAATACGGCGACGAGCACCCGGTGGACTGGGAGTCCTCAACTCCGGAATGGCAGAGCGACACGGAAGTACGGATTGTCGAATATTTCTGGAAGGAACCGAAAAAGGAAAAGCTGTACCTGCTCAAGGATGGGCTGGTCTCTGACGTTCGCCCGGATGACGCCGAGCTGATCGTCCGGGAGCGGACAATTACGAAATACAAAATCATGTGGGCCAAGGCCACCGCCACCGCCATCCTCGAAGGACCGCGCCAGGTTGCCGGCGACTATATCCCGATTGTTCCGGTGTGGGGCAAGGAGGCGACGATCAGCGGCAAGCGGTACACGCGCGGTGCGATTCGCTACGCCAGGGATCCGCAGCGGGTCTACAACTACATGCGCTCCACCGAAGTGGAGACCGTCGCCCTGCAGCCGCGTGTCCCCTGGCTGGTCACCGCCCGGATGATCGACGGCTACAAAACACTGTGGGATGCCGCAACGCGGAAAAACCTCCCGTATCTCCCATACAATCCCGATGACCAAGCGCCAGGAGGAAGACCGCACAGAGAGGCCCCGCCGGCAATGCCGTCCGGGTTCATGCAGGAAGCGCAGCTCGCCGACGCGGACATCCGGGGAACTGTCGGACTGCACGCCCCAAGCCTGGGTGAGCCGGACCAGCACAAGAGTGGCAAGGCCATAGCGCTGCTCCAGAACAAAGGTGACCTAGGATCGTTCGCGTTCATCGACAACGTGAACATGCGGAGCATGAAGCACGCCGGCCGGATCATCGTTTCCATGATCCCCTACATCTACGATACCGAGCGCAAGGTTGATATCCTGGAGAATGACGGCAAGACGACGTCAGCGGTGATGATCAATCAGCAGGAGCCCGAGCAGGGCGAAGAGCCGATCAATCTCACAGACTGCAAATTTGACGTGGTGGTCGATACCGGCCCGAATTATGCGACGCAGCGGGCGGAGTCCATGGATTTCTGGCTGAACTTTATCCGGACCGTGCCGAATGTGGCCCAGTACCTCGGGGATATCATCATGCGCAACGCCGATATCAAGGACGCCGACGAAGCGGAATCCAGGATGCGCAAGCTGTTGCCCCCGGGAATGGTCAAGCCTCGGGAGGGCGAAGAATTGCCAGGGCAGGATCCGCGAGGCGGGGAGGAAGGGCAACCTCCGGTGGATCCGGTACAGGCGCAGATTGCTGAAATCCAGATGAAAAAAGAAATGGCCCTGCTGGCAAGCGCAGAGTGGGACGTTGAGAATAAACGGGCGGAGAACGGAAGGCGAAAGGCTGAGGCGGAGAAGGCCAGGCTGGAGACGGTGGCGTATGCCGCAGAACACAGGCTGGAGAATATCGTCGCGCCGGATCCACCGTCCGGACAACCTGGAGGGGGTTTTTATGGGTAACAAAGTGATTGAAAACCATAAGCGTCAGGCTGAAGGCTGGTTCAAGCAGGCCGGCCCGGTGACGAAAGAGCTGGTTCAGGACATTGTGGCCCACTATCACCTGAGAACGGACAAGAGGCACAATGACGGCAGTATCGGCGAGGTAAAGATAACCCCGCTGGAGCTGCACGATCTGGTGACATACGTCATGGTTATGACGAAAATGCATGCGCAGCAGGAGGCCGAAGCTGCAGCAATCATGAAACAGGAGCAAGGGGAGCTGGTCCCCAATTAATGGTAACCAACGGCCCGCCTGGCAAGACCGGGTGGGCCGCAAAATAAACCGCCCCTGCGGGTATCGGCAGGGCAAACGCCTGGGAGGCGCACCATGGGAGAAGCAGCAGCAGTAGAAGCAACCGTAGCCACCGACGACTTCAATGAGGACCCTTACAACGTCAAGGGTTCCCAGACCAGCGAGGCCGTGACCAGTGAAATGACTGATGCCGGCCAGGGCGAAGAAGCGGGGGGCGACGCACAGGGAGCAACCAAAACAGGACAGGAGCCGAAAAAGCCGGAGGATGAAGGTGTCACCGGTGAGCCTCCTGCAGCAGGAGAGGCCGCAAAAAAAGATGGAGAGCAGGGCGACGAGGGGAAGACGGCCAGCCCCGATGGAGATGGCGATAAGGCTGATTACTCGAAACGGGTACAGAAGCGCCTCGATCATTTGACATGGCAACGGGCAGAGGCAGAGCGCAGAGCACGGGCGGCTGAAACGGAACTGCAACAGCTCCGTGACAAGCTGGCGAAACTGGAGGGCAGCAAGACGCCCGATGGTGATGCCGGCAAGACTGAGCCCGGCGTCGGGAAAGGTGCAGCCGATGAGGCACCGAAGCGCGAAGACTTTGCCGACATGGATGATTTCATCGTTGCCAAAGCAAAGTACGAGGTGAAACAGGAGTTACGCCAGGAGCTCGCGGCCAAGGAAGCAGAAAGCGCCGAAAAGGAGCGCAAGGCTCTCGAGGCCAGGGCACAGGAAGAGGACCAACAGATCTGGGAGGAAGTGCATGCCCAGGAAGCGGAGCGCAAGGGGAAGTACTGGGAGCGGCTGCAGGAAGGGAAAGTGAAGTATGAGGACTTCGACACCGTCGTCTTCGGCCCGGACTCACCGTTCAACAACCCCGACGTTAACCAGGCCCTCGTTGATGCAATAGTGGACTCCGATGTCCCCGCGGATCTCGCCTACCATTTCAACGCCCACCCGGAGGATGTTGCCAGGATGGCAATCATGAACCCGGTCCAGATCGGCAAGGAGGTCGCGCTCCTTGAAACGCGCTTCAAAAAAACCGCCGAGCCGGCGCATGAAGAACAGCAGAGACAACCCAAAAAACAATCAGGCGCACCTGACCCCATCACCCCGGTCAAACCTTCGGCGAGCCACAAAAAGAAGCCGGATGACATGACCATGGACGAATACCGCGAGTGGCGGGAAAGCGAAGGGTGACGGGCGGGGCGCAACACCATAGAGAGGCAAAGCTATGAGTAATACGTTACTCACCCCGACAGTAATTGCAAAAGAGGCCTTGATGCAGCTGGAGAATCAGTGTGTCATGGCCAACAAGGTCCACCGGGCCTACAAAAACGAGTTCGTGAAGATCGGCTCCAGCGTTACGGTGCCGAAGCCTGTTCAGTTCGAGTCCAACGACGGCGCTGATGTTTCCAGCGCAATCCAGGATGTGACCGAGCAGTCGACCACCTTCACGATCTCATTCAGGAAAAACGTGGCCTGGCAGTTCTCCAGCCAGGAACTGACGCTCAACATCAAAGAGTACAGCGAGAAATACATCAAGCCCGCCATTATCAAGCTGGCCAATGATGTCGATTCCGCGCTGTGCAACCTCTACAAGGACGTCTATTTCGCCGCCGGCACCGCCGGGACCACACCGGCGAACTTCAGCGACCTGGGCGCCGCCGGCACCAAGCTGGACAACAATGCCGTACCTGCCGAGGACCGCTGCCTGACCCTGGACCCGACTGCCAGTTGGGCGTTGGCTGATGCCTTTAAGAACTTCTTCAGCCAGGACCTGGCCAAGAAAGCACAGAAAGGCCGACTCGGCACAATCGCCGAGTTCGACATCATGAAGGACCAGAACATCGCCTACCACACCAAGGGTGTTGCCACCGGCACGCCTCTGGTCAACGGCGCGAGCCAGACCGGCGCCAGCCTGGTAACCGATGGATGGACAAGCAGCATCACCGGCATCCTCAAGGCCGGCGATATCTTCACCATCGCCGGGGTTTACCACGTCAACCCGATCAGCAAGGCCTCCACCGGTGTCCTGCAGCAGTTCGTCGTGACCGCCGACGCGGACTCCGGGGCGACAACCGGCCCGGCGACCTTGGCGATTTCGCCGAGTATCGTCACCTCCGGGGCGTATCAGACCGTTTCCGGCTCCCCGGCCGATGACGCGGCGATCACCGTTGTCGGCAGTCACCGGGCAAACCTGGCGTTCCACAAGAATGCCTTCGGTCTGGTCATGGTACCGCTGGTCCTGCCGGATTCGGCGACGTTCAAGGCCCGGGTCACCCACAACAACCTGAGCATCCGTCTGCTCAAGGGCTACGACATCAAAACCGACGTGGAAATCATCCGTCTTGACATCATGTTCGGTGTTAAGACCCTTGATCCGCGCCTGGCCTGCCGGCTCCTGGGTTAACCTGGGGGTTAAGTAAAAGAGCAAACACAGGGCGCGGGTAAACCCCGCGCCCTGCTTCCGAAAACATCGCAAAGAGAGGAGATCATGGACTACAGATTTGACGAAGACGAAGAGGAGGTAACGGTGGTAACCAGTGACAAGGCGCCGGTAGCGCAGAAGCAGCCCGGCCAACCGAAAGGTGTTGTTCCGCCCTGGGCCGCGTGGCTTTACCATTACAGCGAGGAACCGAAGCTCTTCTCCGACCGGAAGGATTATCTGGCGCACCTGGAGACCGGCGAGTGGCACGATTCCCCGGCAAAATGCAAGCCACCGGAAGAAAAATTCACACCCCTGTCCAAAACCGCGATCACCCGCATGAAGGTTGATGAACGGGCCGAGTGGGCAAAGCAGTGGTTCGGTGTCGAATACGCCGAGGATAAGCCGGCAGCCGAGATCATTGAAGACCTGATCAAGCTGCAGGGTGAGAAGGTGAGCGAGTGACCGTCAAGGACATCATCAAGAAGGCAATGATGGATATCGGCGCCATTGCCTCCGGCGAGGTGCCGACAGCGGCCGAGATCAACGATGGCCTGGATGCGCTCAATCTCATGCTGGGAGAATGGAATTCCGTTGAATCCGGGATCCCGTACAGCAGGGAGGTTTCGCACGCCCTCACCGTCGGCGATTATTCGTACACTGTGGGACCGAGCGGTAATTTCGACGCGCAGCGCCCGGAGCGGATTGCAGGCGCATTCCTGCGAGATGCGAGCGACAACGACACGCCGATCAAGGTGCTGACGGCCCGCGAGGAGTACGACGGAATCGGCAACAAAACGGCGCAGGGATCTCCGGATCGCGTGTTTTATGATCCGACATGGCCGACAGGAACGCTCCTGGTCTGGCCGGTGCCGAATGCGGCGCTGGCCCTGCACCTGCTGATCCCTGAGCCGTTCACCAAGCTGACCTCGTTGACCACCGACCTGACAACTGTTTTCCCTCCCGGATACGAGGCGGCGATTCGTTGGAATCTTGGCTTTGAATTGTGCCCAATGTACGGCAAGTCAATTTCGCCGGAGCACCTGGGCAAGGCGCGGGCGTCAAGGGACAAGCTCGTTTCCGTCAACTTCTCTCGAACGGTTGCCCCGGTCGACGTTGCCGGACAGGTAGGCGCCGGCAGTACTCGTTTTGATATCCTCAACGCGGAGTGATGGGTGAAAATTCCGTTTATTGGCCCGGCATACCAGGCAAAGAGCCTGCCGATTTCGGCGCAGACCTGTATTAACTGGTATATTGAGCAGAATCCGCCGGGGGGAGCTGACGAGGCGTCGCTCATGCCGACGCCCGGCCTTCTCGAGTTCGCGGACCTGGGCACTGGCAAGCCGGTTGTCAGCATGCGGGTCATGGGCAGCTATCTGTACGCGATCAGCAACAGCAAGCTGTTCAAGGTGTCGCAATCCGGCAAGGTGACAGAGATCGGCAATATCTACACCGACGCCGAGCGGGTGCCGCTGGAGCACAACGGGACGCAGCTCATGGGGGCAGACGAAAACGGGGGTATGATCTATACCGAAGCTGGCGGGCTGGTCTCGATTACGGACGCCGATTTTCCTGGCGCCTCGTCCCTGTGCTTTTTCGACGGCTATTTCGTCTTCACCTACCCTGATTCGACAAAATTTGCCGTATCCGCACTGAACAACGGGATGTCATACGACGCCCTGCAGTATGCCGAGGCCGAAGGGAACCCGGACAAGCTGGTTGCCTGCATCAACGATCACCGGCAGCTGTGGCTGTTCGGCGAGAAAACGACGGAGATCTGGTACAACTCCGGATCCTCATACTTCCCGTTCAGCAGGTACGGCGGGGCATTCGTTGAGCGTGGCTGCGCTGCACGGTTCAGCCCGGCAAAGATCGACAACACCGTGTTCTGGCTGGGCGATGACCTGGTTATTTACCGGGCGGTCAACTTTACCCCGGTCCGGATATCAACCCATGCGCTGGAGGCGGCTATCCGCGGGTATCCCTCTGTTAATGACGCCTTCGGCTACACCTACAGCCAGGAGGGCCATTCGTTCTATGTGATCACCTTCCCGGCAGCCGAGGCAACCTGGGTTTTTGATGCGGTTACCGGGGCATGGCATCAGCGGGAAAGCTATGGTCTCGGTCGACACCGGGCGAACTGCTACGAGCTGTTCAGCGGAAACCACGTTGTCGGTGACTGCGAAAACGGCAAACTATACCGGCTGGACCTGGACACCAATACCGACGATGGGGATTCGATTGTCCGAGAGCGAGCGACACAGGTCCTCGCAGGGGCAGGCGAGCGTATCGGCATGTCGTCACTGCAGGTTATGTTTGAGCAGGGCGTCGGCCTCATCTCCGGCCAGGGCGAGAACCCGCAGGCGATGCTGCAGTGGTCCGACGATGGCGGCCGCACCTGGAGCAACGAAATGTGGGCCGATATCGGCAAGATGGGCAAGTACGGCTCGAGGTCGATTTGGCGCAGGCTGGGCGCGTTCCGGCAAAGGGTGTTCCGATTGCGGGTAAGTGACCCGGTCAGGGCCATTGTCATTGGTGCTACCGCGGAACTGGAGCAGCGGCGATGAATCTACCGCTGCCGCCGGTCGAGGTACCGATATACGACAAACCAAATATGATGGCCCAGGTTTGGCGCTATTTCTTCAACTCGCTCTACGATATGGCCAGCGCCGTCTTTCTGAAGGCAAAAGCAAAAGACCCTGCAACGCCCGCCCGCGGCCAGGCGGTTATCTGGCTGGCGGACGGGACCGGGACCGGTGACGATGGAGATATCATGGTCATGATCACCGACACCAGCGGGACAACGAAAACAGCAACCTTGGTGGATTTCAGTGCGATGTAGCATGGCCGATAGGGAAGATGTTGCGCGGGTGCTGTCCGACGACAATGTGTATATCCCGGTAGATGGCGAGAAGTGCCAGGACAGACTAGGGATTGCTGACAAGCTCTTGCAGCAAACGCTGGCCTATGTCCTGATGCCCAACGAGACACTTGTGGCAATATTCCTGCCCCACAATCCATATCTCTACACTGGCCATATCGCCGTGCTGCCGGAAGGGCGAGGCAAAGAAGCGATTGCCGGGGGTAAAGCCGCCCTGCAATGGATGTTTGATAACACGGAGTGTATCAAGATCTTTGGCCTGATGGCGACGTTCAGCCGGCACGGTATTCTTTATATCAAGATGCTGGGGTTCAGGCAGACCCATATTGTCACCAGGAGCTATGTAAGGGCCGGAGAGGTATTTGACCAGGTTATGCTGGAGCTGGAAAAGCCATGCGCGTAGCATTCACCTATTACCCGTTGATGATTCGCTACAACCACGGAGCGGCTGTCCTGGCGAGCCATTGCCAGGATGCCGGGATCGAGACGGCCATTATTCCTATGGGCCGCAAGTGGCGCGAGAGGATGGCGGAGTATCGGCCAGATATTACCTGCTTCAGCTTCGTCACCAGGCATGATTACCAGATGGCCCGGCCGTTCATTGACGCGACGGGAGGGCCAAAGCTGGCCGGCGGAGTTTATGCGCGAAAGGGCGGCAAGATCATTGGCGATTTCCTGCACATCTGCAGGGGAGAGGGGGAGACGCTGCCGAAGTATCTCCTGAGCGGCGACACCTCGCTTTTTGAACACAGGCTCTTTGCCGAAAACATTGACCGGATGCCTGACTATTCAGGAGTCACCGGCTACGAGTTTGACCGCGGCTACCCGTTCCTGCAGGGCAAAAAGATGATCCCTTATTCGCACAGTCGCGGCTGCCCATTCAAGTGCTCGTTTTGCGAGATACAAAACCTCCCTATCAAGATTCGGATAAAGACAACGGTCAAGCAAGACCTTGAAGAATTGCGCCGGCGATTCACACCGGACCTCTTTTATTTCACCGATGAACTGTTGCCCTATTATTCAGGCAGATGGCGCCGGCGGTTTGCCGGCAACCAGACTCCGTTCATCTGTGGCATAAGGGCTGACATTGACCCCAGGGAGCTGCATTTCCTGATCGATAACGGCATGTCGGCTTGCGCGTTCGGGGTGGAGTCCGGTGATGAGCAGTTCAGGAACAACTGCCTGAAAAAGGGCGTTTCGGATCTGGACATTTACCGGACGGTGGCAATACTGCAGAAACGCGGGATCAATTATATCCCGTTTTACATGGAATTTGCGCCCGGCGAGACGGAAGAGATGCGAGCAAGAACAGTCGGTATGCGGGCGGCGATTGGCGGTTTTCCAATAACAGCAATTTACGAAGATTTAGGGAGGTAGCGCAATGGCTTATGTTGGCGCGGCCGCAGTAATTGGTGGTGCGACAATTTACGCATCATCCCAAAGTTCCAAAGCGGCGAAAAAAGCTTCCCAGGCACAGGCCGAGGGCATCTCGGACTCCAACGTCGCCATGCTCGAAGCGGCAGGTATCCAGGCGGAGGCCGCAATCTACGCGGCCGAACTCGGCTACGAAGCCTCGATCAAGGGTATCGAGGAGATGAAGCGCCAGTACGAGCTTGACGTAGAGCGCCAAATGCCATGGTACGAGTCGGGCAAGCGGGCGCTGGGCACCCTGGAAGGAATGGTGAAAGGAGGCCCGCCGGAGGTCGACTACTGGGGGCCCTGGACTGGCTCGCCCGGTGAGTATGAGAAGAGCCCGTATTACGACTTCCTGATGAGGGAGTCGGTCAACGCGCTGGACAGGTCGGCGGCGGCCGGGGGGACACTGAACAGCGGACAGCAGCAGCGGGCGGTCATGGAGTATGGCAAGGGCCTCGCATCGACCGATTATAACAACTGGCTCAATCAATATAATACCGAGCGCAATCAGTATTACCAGGACGCCACCTGGGACATGACCACCAAAAATAAAAAGCTGGCGGATTACTATAACAGCCTGACCCCGTACCAGTCCCTGGCCGGTGTCGGGCAGACAACCGCCGCGAACCTTGGAACCATGGGGGCAAATTACGCCGGCAACGTTGCCAACCTCCTGGGACAAGGCGCGGACGCCCTGGGCCAGGGTGCGGTAGGTGCGGCCGGGGCCATGGCCGGGGCGCAGGAGTTTGCCGCCAAGAATGCGATGGCCCTGGGCAATATCAATGCTTCAGGAATCATGACCCAGGCGAATATCAATAACAACATGGTCAACCAGCTCGCAAACGTGGCCGGCAACTTGTGGGGCAACTATGCCAACCCGAACGCCCTCAACCCGGGAAGCTCGTACTGGCAAAGCTACAACTGGAATTCAAACCCGGGGACCACCAGCTACGGTTCCGGTAACCTGCAAAGCGGCGACTACGTCATCGCATAGGGGACAGCCATGGCAAACGCACTCATATTGCCGGACATTGCCGGAAATTTCTACACCGGTATGGACCGCGCCGCCGAACAGGCGGAAAAAGAACGCAAGCGGCAGCTCGAAGAGGAACAGCTTGATTTCGAGCGCAACGTGCTCGTCCCCTTCAAAATGAAGCAGATGGCCCAGCAGGAAAAGAACCGGGGCAGACAGGAAAAGGAATGGGAGCGGCAAAAAGTTGTCTGGGGGCGGCAGGATACGGAGTGGAAGCAGGCGCAATCCGAACTGGCGCAGTCCAGATCTGAAAAAAACGAGGATAGATATCTCGTCGGCCAGGCCTACGCGATAACCAAGGCGACAGTTCCGGGCCCGGGCCGGGACAAGGCAATCGAGGCGTCTACGGGTGTTGACGGCCAGCCTGCTTCTCCCGGTTACAAGGCCCGGCTGGCGGCGCATGTCGCCAACATGCACAAATTAACGATGGATTCCTACCAATCCCTTGATGACAGCCTGAAACGCGACACACGGACCATGTTCAGTGTCGGGCTCAACGAGTGGCCGGAATATGCGAGCACGTTGGTTGAGAGGTACGGTCCGGAGGCATTCGAGGGAATCAACCTGCAACCGCGCGACGAGGCCGAACTGGGACAGGTCAAGCGTACCATCTCCATGAAGGCCGGGCAAACCTCCTCCGAGATCAACGCGGCGATGAGCGCATACGGCGGATCAGCTCTCGACCAGAAGGACGCCAAGGATGCGATGAAACGATTGACCGCTTTGCAGGAGCTGAAGAGTAAGGCCCTGGCTGGAATGACTGTCGCGCCTGGGGATGTTATTGGATTGCGCATGGCTGGGTTTAAAGACCTGAAGCCCGGCGACCAGTTGCCAAATCCTGGGAACAGTCCGGAATGGGCGGCCCAGATCGACAACGAGATCAATTACTATCGCCAGAAACTGGGAATGACCGACAGGGAGGATCCTGGACAGGCAGAAGCATCCGGTGGCGAAGTGGTACCCGGCAACCCCCCAGCCGAGGTGAAACAGAAGCAGCTTGACGATTTCTTCAACCGGTTCGGGGCCGGCCCGCAGGGCCAGGAGCCTCCCGGCGGCAACGCCTTGGGTCCGGCAGGCTCGATTCCTGCTGCCGCACCTGCCGGGGGCGAGGCAAACACCGATTCGGTGGTCAACGATATGATGGAGTCATTCACGGATGCCCTTGCATTTAAGGTCAACCTGGCGACCATCCTTGGCGGTGTTGCCGATAAGGGGACCAACGCCATGGTGACCGCGGTGCAACAGTCTCCGGAGGTTGCCGAAGCGGTCAACCAGTATGCACTCAGGACAAACAAGAGCATCGGCCAGGCGATTGTCGACCTGGCAAAGTGGATGTACACCGGGCAAGACAATGCCCTGGACCGGGCGTCTCGGTACAGGATTGAATAAAAAAGCATTTCAAGCATGAGAGGTAGCGGTATGGCAACGAATAACGGCGGAGCCTGGGGTAACGAAGGAAGCGCAAGATGGGGAGCATTCCCTGGCGGTAAAGGGCAGGGGACGGCCAAGCCCCGGAATTTCGACCCGCGACTCCCTCCCGGGTGGGAGAACGCTCCCGGAAATTTTGCGGGCGGAGGGTTTATGGGTGGACAGTCGCCCGCCGGCGGAGGTTATGCAGGTGCGCCGCCGGCGAACACGGGCGGTCATGGCCCGGCCGGCACAGGCAACATGCCCGGCAGCATCAACCTCCCTCCCCCCG